TCTTAAGGGCGCTGTTAACAAGGCGCTATCCGGCAATGTGAAACTCGGGACCAGGCAGGCAGAAGCAATCAAGTCGATGCTTAACATGATTCGCGAAGGCAGGACCGGTTTCGATGACAAATACGGCCCTCAGTATGATACCTGGCGTGAAATGCTCGCTGGAAGCAGGGAAGCGCGTGACATGGCGAATGCAGACAAGGCAGACGCAATCGAAACAATGCCGGATTGGAATGAAGAATTAGGTGCTGTAGCAAGTAACTTTTTTGACGATGTAATGGATGAAGAAGATGCCAAACTTAACCCCAAGCCAGAAACTGCACCTGCGGAAAGCAGCGCGCAAACTTCACAAGAAACTGAACGCAAACAGATCGAGCCTTCAGCAAAAGCCCAGGAATCCCTCTCAATCGAAGGAGCCAAAGACTCCGACCGACTCCACAACCTGAAGGAGCAGAAGGACGCTGAACGCAAGGGATTGGATAAGCCTTACGTTGCCCCGGATAAGGGTCCGGGTGGCCTGTTTGATGTCAAGGAAGAGGCTCCGGTACAGTTGGATGTTGAGGATGCCGCATTCGGCTCCGAAAATAAACTCTTCAAAGAAAACCCAACGATTAAGCCTGGCCAGTTAAACGACATTACTCAGGTACTGGTCATTGCCACGCAAAAGGCGGGATTCTATGTTGAGGGTGGTATCCGGGATTTTGCAGCGTTCTCCAAGAAAATGATTGCCGAATTTGGAGATAAGATCAAGCCGTACCTGAAGAATCTGTTTGAAAATGCCATGCAAGCGGTTGGACCAACGAGCAACAAGGAAGAGCAGGTTGACAAGGAACGTGCCGCGCGCGGTCAAGCACCTGTCGGCAAGCCCGAACTTCCAAGCGTTGATGAAATGAACGAATCGGCACTGGCCGAACTGAAAAACGATGAAACACTCGGACCTACAACGATTAATGATATTTTGAACGATCCGAATCCGATGATCGGTGATCGCCAGAATTCAGTTATGGCAATGTATCGGCGCCAGGTTATGAATCGCCGCGACAAGTGGGCTGAGAAGGCAGAGAATGGCGATATAGATGCCAAGCGCGAGTATGACATTGCCGAAGGCGAGATCGAGCGTATAGACCGTGCTGCGGCGATTACCCGGTCACAGTGGGGTCGATGGGGTGTTATCCAGCAGCAGATGATCAACCAGGATTTCTCCCGGGAAGTACTGGAGCGCAAGGCGCGCGTGGCTAACCAGGGGCCGTTGAATCAGGAGCAGATCAAGGAGATTAAGGTAAAGTCCGAAATTCTTGCAAAGGACCAGGAAAGGTTACTGGAAGCGGAAGAGAAACAGGCAACGAATATTGTTCACCTTGAGTTTTCTGAAGCGTATAAGCAGATGCAAAAACGTGTTGAATCACGTTTAAAGTCTCAAAACCGCGAAAAATTACACGCTGAAGGTCAGAAAAATATCAAAGAGGGATTGGAAGAACTGAGTAGCCTTGGGTTCTTCTCAAATCCACTGGCAGATCCCCGGACATACGCGGCACTGATAAAGGTCACGCGGGGTTATATCCAGGATTTCAGCGCCGATGTTCAGGATTTCATTGCGTTCATACGCTCCAAGGCCAAGCCTGAATTCAATAATGCCGTTACCGATGAAGCGCTCGTTGCGTTGCACCTTGATACAATGATGGAAATGGATCGTGAGGGCGAGAAGCCGGCACGGAAGAAAGGAAAGAAAAAAGCCGCTCCGAAAACCCCTGTCACGCCGGCCGATGTCATCACCGAGATTGAAACATTCGCTGAAGCTGGTGATCCTCTCAGCCAGAGTCTGATTGTTAAACTTGCGCTGGCATTTATCCTTGACGGTGTTCGCGGTGAAAATGCGGTTATGGCCGCTGTTACGGAAGCCCTGCAGGGTTCTTACCCTGGCATTACTGAACATGAAGTGCGGCTTGAATTTACTAAATACGGTAGAACAATCGTTCCATCGCAGGAAGACCACCACAGGGAACTGCGCGAGATCAAGACGCTTGTACGGCTTCAGGAGAGCATTGACCGGCTGAATGCAGACCGTGACGCACTGAAGACCGGATTCCAGCGAGATAAAGCCACTCAGAAGATCAGGGAGCGCCAAAAGGTACTGAACATCCTATTGCGGGAGCGCGCCAAAAAGAATCCCGTAATGTCGGCTGAAAAACTCGCCAGCGTTGAAGAAACCAGGCTTACCCGGCTACGCAATCGGGTTGCGGATCTCGAGAAGCAGGTTGCCACTGGTGAACGGCCTGGACCGAGAGTTGAGGTAGACGATTCGCCGGCGGTTGCGAAACTGAAAGAGAAGATCGAAATTCTGAAAAAGACCATCAAGATGATCGATGACGCCAAAAACCCGCCAATTTCTCCAGAGGAAAAACAGCTTAATAACCTGGCAGAACTCCGCGACCATCTGGACAAGGTTCTGGAAAACCGTGAAGCGGCCAAAGAGCAGAAGCAGTTTGTTCCACTGACCAAAGAAGCGGCCGATCTGAAGGGCGAGATCGATGAACTGCGAAAAGCGGTTGCGACAATGCGCCGTTTCCTGAAAGACCCGCGTACCACCGATGAAAAATTGGAAGCGGCGAAGATCAAGGCACTTGAGGAAGCTATCGATAAGTATGACCAACGGATTGCAGCCGGTGATTTCTCCGTCCTGTACGAAAAGAAAGATGTTCCGGTAACTGAGCGCGTCCGGGCGTTGCGTCTGTTGCGTGATGCGCGCCGGGATGTGTACCTGGCGGCTAAGAAAGCCAGCAAGCCGATAATGAGCCGGGAAGAACGCATAAACCGTCAGCGCATGGCCGCTCTGCTCCGCCGGCAAGCCGAATTGACCGAAAGGATCCAGAATAAGGATTTCAGCGAGAAGCCGAAACGTCAGATTGTTGAGGATGATAAAGCGGTTGCGAAACTCCGGTTCCAGGTCGATGAACAGAAAGCCGAATTTAACGCAATGTTGGCTAAATATCGGTTTGATAAAATGGGATGGTTCAAGCAGAAACTGGTTCAAGGCGTGAAATTGCTGAATCTTTCGCGTGCCGTGATTACCGCCGTGGATTTATCTGCCGCACTCAGGCAGGGCGGTATCGTTGTCCTGGCGCACCCGTCACTGTTCAAGAAAGGTTTTATGCCTATGCTCCGGGCGTTCCGGTCAAAGGAAAACGCGCATAAGATCAACACCGAAATACAGGGCCGGAAAAATGCCAATCTCTACAAGCGGTCAAAACTGTTTATTGCTGAACAGAACACTTCAGACCTTTCAAAGATGGAAGAAGTGTATATGTCAACATGGGCGGAAAAGATACCACTGATCGCAGGCTCTGGACGCGCCTATGTCACCTTCCTGAACAAACTCCGGGCCGATGCTTTCGATATGATGCTGGATACCCTCACGCATGACGGTCATACGGCTACGGAAGAAGAATTAAAAGCCATTGCGAATTACGTCAACGTGGCTACCGGGCGCGGCAAAATTAACGTACTCGGGTTATTGAAATTAAAAGAAGATTCTGATGCCGGCGCGCACCTGGCTACCGTGTTTTTCGCGCCGAAATACGTGGCTTCCAGGTTTAATTTCCTCTTTGGCCAACCGATGTACGCGGCGCCGAACTCTGTGCGGGTAATGATTGCAAAAGAATACGCAAGATACTTTGCTGGTGTGTCAATTGTACTCAGCCTGGCGGCAATGGCTGCGGCTGCATTCCGTGATGATGACGATGAAAGAGAGGTTATTTCATTCGATCCGCGGTCAAGTAATTTCCTGAAGGTTAGATTTGGAGATACCCGAATTGATCTGATGTCCGGATTGATTCAGCCAACCGTTCTGCTTACCAGGATACTCGCGGGACAAACGAAAACTGGCCGTGGCGATGTTAAGGCTTTGCGTAACTGGTGGCGATTGCCTACCGGTGATATTGATAAGTATGCCGGCGTTGAATACGGTAACAGTACCGTTTCTGGCGTTGTCGGAACATTTACGCGATCAAAATTTGCACCGTTCCCAGGATTCCTTTTGAACTTTTGGGACGGTAAAAATGTAGTCGGCCAGCAAGTTGATCCGCTGATTGATTCATTGGCTATGTTCGCTCCGCTGTCGTTGCGTGATTTCTCCGGAATGATCGAGGAAAACGGCGTTCCAGGAGCGATAGCACTACAAACGCTTGTTACATTCGGCGCCGGCGCACAAACCTATGGTGATGGTGGCTGGAGCGAACAGCGTGGCGCGATAGATAAAAAGATTCAGGAGATTAAGGATCAGGTAACGGCTGAACCAACTGCGAAAGCCAAGCGCGAAAAGTTCAAGGAATTGGAGAAAGAGTATCCGTGGCTGTTGTCCGGCGCCAGCCTGGACACCTACAAGCGCACTGAAACGACTAAGGTATATCGTAAGCGACTGGAAGAGGATCCCGCTGCTGTAAAGTATCGCCGTGGTGATGTTAAGGAAACTGCAAGCGGTGTGAAGATCAAGGATTTGCCTGAAGCAATCAAGGGCGATAAAACTGAACTGATCAGCGATATTAACAGTGCAATGCGTAAATTGCAGAAGCAAACGAAACTGTCTGATATTGCGGATATGGCCGATTACTCGCCAACCTTGAAAAAGGCACTCGAATCCGGTGATGTCGATACAGGGATGTGGCGCGGAATGAAAATAGCAAAAGAACTTGAAAATTCCGCGCGCCAAATCAAGAAAGACAATATTTCAGAGATAAGGCGCGCGAAACGGGTGGCAAACTAATCAGAACCCCGGTCCATCATCGTCGGCTACTTCTTCTATGCCGGCGGCGGGATTTTCCGAATCTTCGACTACCGGCGCAACCTTAGCCGGCGGCGCTGCAGTCTCTGTGACAACCTTCGGGGCTGGCTTAACCTTCGGTAACGCTGGTTTCGCACTGGCTTTAACCGGCGGCTTCCGGGTCTGCTCCTGAACGGTTTTTGCCGCTTCGCTCGGGCCGGAATCCGCGGCTACTTCAAAATTACGGTTATCCCTGTCCATCATATCGTACAGAACCTGTGATTCTTCTCCGGTGATTGGCAGGAATTTTACCAGCCGGCGCGCGACTGTCTTCCGGTACATTTCGTTCGTCCACGTCTTCCAGATTGCGTCTGTTGTTGCTACCGCGCGCACCTGTTCCAGTTCAGCGAATCCCATAACTTCACGGTACTTATCGCCGGTTGAAAGCCTGGTTGCAATCGCGTATGCGCCGATAACATCGCCGCGCGGTTCGCCAAGTGGCGGTGGACTGTGGTTGATTTCCGGGTGATCGCCAAGCTGCTGGTTGAACGTGTCGTTTTCAAAGACAACTTCAGCGCGAATATCGAATCCGGCGCGCGCCAGGTTCTTCCGCAAACCGCCAACCATTGGTTGCCATGTGACCTTTTTAACCCACTGGCCATTTACCTTGGTCGATCGAACCACCAGAGCGCCTTCTCGCTTATCCGGCACCAAACCGTCTTTCGCTGCATCCTGGCAGGACAGAAACAGGGATTTGCGGTCGGCGTCCAGAAGCGTTGGGTCTTCCTGAATGGCGCGCACCACGACTGCGGTGAACATATCCCGATTAACATCCTTCGGAAGTACGGCGCCAAAACCTGACTGAACGCTGTCTCCGTAAAGAATTTCTTTAAACTGGTCTACTGTTGAGAGTTCTTTGCTCATGATTTTTCCTGTGTTAAATTGCAATCTGCCGGGTAAACCGGAACTGGTTTTGATCTTTCATTTGGAACGATCAGCCAAACTTCAAAATGCTCTTTTGGCTCATACGGGCATCCGTCTTCAGGACTGCCAGTAATTCCATTGCTGTATGTTCTTTTGCCTATATAAATACCGGTGACGGGTTTTGCGCTTGTAAACGAGTACATATCAGCTTCCCGTTTCCATTCTTTTCCCCATCCATAAGCGTGACCAGCGTGCATATCTACTCTTCTGAGCCGGTCTGTTGCGGTTACTTTCTGTCCAAGTTTTGGGCGATCCATGTTAATTAATCCTTAATGGAATGATGATAGTGAATCCAGCCATGCCGGAAAACACCGTCAATGATTGAAACGAAATACCTGGCAAGATGACCGACTTGAATCACCCAACCGCATTCTTCGCACCAGTGATGCGTCCTGGTTACGACTACTTTATCTTTTAACGGAATACACATCAGTCGATACTCGCATAACCCGGAATGTGCAATTTTATAACATCCGTGTCATATGCCGGCCAACAATCGGTGGCGTGGCACTCTGCTGCAATATTCAGAGACTGGCGGTACTGCTTCCGGCCAAACTCAATATCGGCACCTTCGATTTCGTACAGTTTAACGGCGTAGGGTGCTTCTTTTTCAAATGCCGTGATGATCCAGGTATCGATGGGATAACCAATCAGGTTCCAGATGTCGGAATAGAATGCCGCTTGCTGGAAATAGCCAAACTTGTACGCATCCCGCTGAAATGGGAATGGCCGCGCGTCTGCGCTAGATTTCAGATCGGTAATTATGTTGATGTCTTTCAACTGCGTGAAATAATCCGTCCTGCATTTGATCAGTAACCCGGTTTCAGGGTCAACGGCGAACACGCTCTTTTCCGCGAGGCCGTTTTTTAGCAGGACTGCCAGTTCAGGATGGCTCCGGATACCGCTGGCAATGGTCAGGTGATTTTCGTATTCATCCGACTTCAGGACTATTCTTCCATTTGCCTTGGCGTCAAAATCAGCCCAAAATTCCATTTGAGCAATGCTGCTTTCCGATGGCTTCTTGGCATTGATCTGTGCGATTGTGGGGCGACTGGGAGCGTTCGGCGGTGCTTTTATGTACCTGTTCGGAAACTCGGAAGGTTCCAGGATTGCACAGTGGAACGCGCGGCCAGCCAGTTTCGCCGGCGTTTCTTTTTCAGGCTCACGGTTCGGGTCGCGCTTTGCTGCCCAATAGTGGGCCGGTGAACGTGCGATCAGTTTCAGGTCTGAATTACTGAAAGCCGGGAAGTCAAAATACTGGTCTTCAGGCATATCGTAGATGCCGGGTTCGATGGGGTGGTCTGTCATTGTTTGTCTCCAATCAGGTGAAATAAATATTTTTAACTCGTGTGCAATTATGCGATCATTGTGCTACAGTGTACGCTATATTGCAACCATAGGATTATAAATTATGAAAATGTTTTTCGATTGGCTCAAGAGATTGTTCAGTGATGCCGAACTGAATAAGGCGTATTACACGCTGGCGTCCTGCCGGAAAGAACTGGCATCCTGCCAAAAAATAAGACAGCTTCTGGCCCGGGATTACGCGATAACATTGAATACGCTTGACCTGAATCAAATCGAAGCCGATATTTTCCAGCAGGCGCTTACCAATACGTTCTCTCAAGAACAGATCAACCAGTTTTTCGATAACGCCGACAGAATCAGGAAGGAACACAATGAAAACTCCCGTAGAATTAGTAATTGATCAGTTTGGAGTCAGGCCGCTGGGCAGGCTCCTGGATATTAACCCGAGCACGATTCTTAGATGGCGAGAATCCGGCCGCGTACCATCAGAGCATCATGTGAAGCTGATTCAGATGTCTGGTGGTGAACTGAGTGCGGAAGATTTGGTGTTTGGGAGGAAGTGATGGATAAATCGAAGGAAGGTGTTGTAACGTGCGTAGATCATTGCTACCAGCCAGAAATTGACTTTAAGAGAAAGGAACCGTGCGTTTATTGTAGGCTAGCGGCATTAATTGAAATAAAAGATTCGTTAAGTGATCTTTATCTTGGGCTGCGGAATCCTGGATTTGCCAAAGAACATGGTGGAATTGATGGATTGCGAGTTGATTTGCAGGTGGCGTATTTTCAATACGAGGACAAGTTTAATACGATAGATGAATCCGCCAAATGAAAAAAATGGCTAAATACCCGCGCATTGTCGAGAGAGGCATGAAACCTAACTTTAGGCAAATCCAGAGGGAGGTCGATGGACAAAAGACTGACCCTAAATACGGGAAGCCGTGCGTGAAGTGCGGAAAAGGCACAACGCGCAAGGTTTGGGTACAAGTAAACTGGTTCCGCGGCGAATATGAAGAAATGCGCCTTTGTTGTGATTGTTGGGATACTCCATCGCCGGAACTGTTGCGGATATTTGGGAGAAAGTGATGGCATTGCCGTACTCTAATGCTACTGCTGGTAAACGCGCGCTGGATGAAATTCAGAATATCCTGAAGTCGTTTGGTTGCAATAAATTTGCATCCGGAACCGATTGGGATACAGGTGAGATTTATATTCAGTTTGAACACCGTAACCGAATGATAAACCTGAAAGTCAGCAGCAAGGGCTATGCAGCCGCGTTGTTAAAGGAAGACCCCTGGACAAGCACAAAACATTGTTCAAAATCGCAACATGAAAGCAAGGCGCTCAGTGTTGGTGAGGTAGCTGTTTACTCAATTCTTAGAGACTGGGTAAAAGGTCAGGTTACGGCCGTTGAATGTGGCGTTATGAGTTTTGAAGCTGCGTTTTTGTCTCATATCATGCTGCCTTCTGGCTTGAGCGTGATTGAAGAAATTAGCAAACAGAAGTTGTTACCGGCGCCGGAAGACGATTAATGTTCGAGTTATACGACACACAAACGGTAATCATGGATCGCTTGCGCTCGAGTCTGCGCGCTGGATTCAAATCACCGTTAATCGTGTCTCCGACCGGATCAGGGAAAACCGTCATGTTCGCCTGGCTGGCCGGAAAACTCCGCGCCGCCGGGAAGCGTACCGTCATCCTGAATCACCGCAAGGAAATTGCCGAACAGATCCATGAAACGCTGGATAATTTCGGTTTGCTGCATGACCTGATTCAATCCGGATCGAGATATTACAATCCGTTTACCGCTATTCACGTTGCCAGTGCGTTCACACTGGCGCGCCGGCTACCGCTGATCCAGGTTCCGGATTACCTGTTTGTGGATGAAGGGCATCACGCTATCGCTGATTCGACCTGGGGCAAGATCATTGCCTACTGGAAGCACTACAATCCGAAGCTGATTACAGTGGGATGGACTGCTACGCCAGAGCGGTTATCGGGCGAAGGATTGGGCCAAACGTATGATCATCTGATTATCGGCCCGGACGTTGCCGAACTGATCGCGCTTGGCCGGCTATCGAAGTACAAGATGTTCGCACCGCCGGTACAACTGGATACCTCACAACTGCATCACCACATGGGTGATTTCGTAAAGGCTGAAGTCGAAGAACTGGTGGACAAGCCGAAAATTACCGGCAATGCAATTACGCACTACAAAAAACACCTGAACGGCGCTCCGACACTGGCGTTCTGCAATTCGATACAACACGCCGAGAACGTGGCCGCTGAATTCCGCGCCGCCGGCTTCCGGGCTGCATCGATCGATGGAAAAATGAACGTGACAGATCGCCAGAACCGAAACCGTGATTTTGCAGCCGGCCAACTGAACGTGATGGCGTCTTGCGATTTAATATCCGAGGGCTATGACGTACCGGGCGCGATAGGCTGCATCAATCTCAGGCCGACCGATAGTTTGGCTCTGTGCTTGCAACAGTGGGGCCGGGTATTACGCACGGCGCCAGGGAAGGAATACGCGATCATCCTGGATCACGTTGGCAATTCAGCGCGCCACGGTTTACCGGATTCGCCGCGGGAATGGTCGCTGGAAGGGCATAAATCGAAGAGAGGGAAGAAAGACCCCGATGATATAGCTATCCGCCAGTGCCCGGACTGTGGTTGCATAAACACGATACAGGCTACCAAATGTAAAGACTGTGGCGCCGTGTTTGCCAGTAAACCGCGAGTGGTTGAAGAAGTCGATGGTGAGTTGCAAGAAGTGGATCCGAAAGTTGTTGCCATGCAGTTCAGGGCGAACCGGGCTATGGCGAAGGATATTGAATCGCTGGCTGAGATTGGCAGAATGCGTCGGATGAAAAATCCAGAGGGATGGGCTAGAAATGTATTGACAGCGCGCGAAGAGAAGAAAAAATTGCCAACGGCAATCCAGATTGAAACGGTAGATAAGGTTATAAAATACTGTAATTCATACTTTATTTCCTATCAAGAATTTGGAGATAATTTAAAAATCCCGTTAAAACAAATGGTGAAAATGATTAAGACCACCAAACCAACGCAAAAACAGATTGAAAAAATAACAAGTTATTTTGATTCCTTTGATGAATACGATGATGGACATAAGAGAACAGATTGGAGAACTGGAAATGGATAATTGTTTGACAGACATTGAAATAAAACACAACGAATCGAAGACCGTATGGGGTTTTAAAGTTATTTACGGCGCCGGAAAATTGATCGGCCAGGGAAGCGGATTCAGTACCGGGATTATGGCTGAGAGAGCCGCGAAACAGTTTGTGAAGTGGTATGTCGAGGACGAATTTCCTGAAAGAATACTGACAGCAACGCCGGGTCCGATTAAATGGTTTCCGTTGGACAAACCATGACCGAACTAATGAAATTCCGCGAATGGGCGGAAAAAATAGGCCATTACCGGGTAGTCGAAGCAGTTGATCGTTACCTGGCTATGCTGGAAACGGAAGAGTTTAAAGATAAAGAGGTTGAGGTGACGGGATGAGCGCCTATAACATGGGTAGATATATTGTCCATATATCTCTATGCCTATAACATGAGGTGACGAAATGAGCACTGAAGAAATTAAGGCACGTCATGAAAGAGACGAGCGACACGGAGCAGCAAAATGTGGAGGCGTTATCCATGCAAAACAAGCCCACAAAGACCGTGGCGAACTGCTGAATATCGTTGCAGAACTGGAAGCGAAGTTGATATTGACCCAAAAATGCGTAGATGAACGTGATAAGCGTATTGAAGTGCTGAAAGCAGCTCTCGAAGGGTTCATAATGTCCCTGTTGTCGAGTATGAAGGTTATATGAAACACGAATATAAGAAGGGGTTGACGATATGAATATGAACCTTGACCCAACGGGCGGTCAGTCACAGGCGGATGTGGATGCTATGAGACAACGCATTGCAGAACTGGAGGCTAAACTGGATAAATTATCCGGGGCACTTGCAGCACCTAAAGATAAAAAAATTCAATGGTACGTGCTTGTTGCGAATGAAGCATTAACTCAAAACAAGGAACTACAAAAACGCATTGCAGAACTGGAAGCGCAGGTTGAGCGAATTGAAAAGGCTATAGCGATGGTTTATGGCAAAGGCAATATTGCTTGGACAAAAGACCGTCCTGATTTGACAGAGGCTTATAACATCGCAGGTGATTTAATTACCGAAGCACTAAAGGACAACCCATGAAAAACGAATGGAAAATTGAAAACATCCCGGTGCCAAACGTGAAGCTGACCGCCGTTAAAAAAGCTGATGGGTTGCTCGAACTGCAGACGCATATCATGGGGTACATAACGACTGAACTTGTTAACCTCAGTAGCCAGGCTATCCGCGAAACGCTGATTGAGTTGGGGTGGGTGCCGCCGCCGGATAAGTGTGACGGTAATCACGATGAAAGAACAGCGTGTAACGATCCTCAATGCTGGCAGTTTAAATTTTGATAACAACCACGAAAGGAGAATGAAATGGCGCTGCTTGCAAACGGGTTCACGGTTGCATATCAGGGATTTGATGATGGGATTGCATTGGTTGAGGTGACGAAATGAGCGACTGTATGAGTTATCTATGCGGAGTAAGAGGCTATAAGTGCCCATCCTGCAAAAAGGATGAGCGCATTGCAGAACTGGAAGCGCAACTGAACGAGCAGAAAGAAGCGTGTGAAGGCTTACTGATCATCGCTAATCGACGCAACGCAGAACTGGAAGCGCAGGTTGATTCGCTCCAAGAGTTGCTAGATATGTATGGCCCACCATGACAACCACCACCGGCGAACCAAAATGAAAGAAAACCCAATCCAGAAACGAATCCTGCTCCATTGCGGCCACGGTAATACGCGACTGTTCCGGCAGAACGTTGGAAAATCCTGGATTGGAGACTCGCAGTATTTTCACCATGATGGTCTACAGTGGATCAACGAGGGCGATGTGATCGTGCGTAAGGCCCGGAGATTTAACGCCGGATTTGAAGGCTTGTTAGACCTCGGCGGTTGGCATACAGTGGTTGTCACGCCTGAAATGATCGGCAGGAAGTTGGCAATCTATACCGCCCTTGAAGTCAAAACCAAAACCGGCCGACTCAGAGCCGCACAGAAAAAATTTATCGACCTGGTGCGCGCCGCCGGCGGATTGGCTGGGGTTGTTCGATCCCCGGAGGATGCGGAGGAAATTTTAAAAGAAATTTAAATTGAGTGTTTACATATTTGCATACAGGGAGTATTCTTTTAGCTCCTGATTTACCAAACCTGATAAGGACAGAAATCATGACTACTCAAATCGCAGAATACTCACCGACAGAAGCCGCGCTTGCGGAACTCAGAACCGAACTCTCGAACGTACTGTTCGACTGTGAAACGCCGAAAGGCATGAAAGAAGCCGACGAAGCGTTCCGCGGTGCTATCAAGCAAATGGAGGCCATGCACATTGCGGCTCTTGATCGTGTAGACCTGGAACGGCGCGCCGCCGCTGCTCCACCAGTTGAACAGAGCGAACCGGAAGCCAACACTCCTGACACTGATCCCCACCCCCCACAGCAAACGTCAGTGTCCGTGCCGGTTCGCTCTTCTGTTTTAGTTAGGCCTGAACCAATTACGCTCGTAAAAGGCGAAGGTGTTCCGCTGGACGCCCCTTATATTCAAGCGGCCAGCGCGAAGGAAGAGGCTTGCGATAATCTTCTCAAATGCGCCAAAGCAGTCTGCGCCCACTACGGGAAATTCAAAACGCCGCATTCATCGATCAGCGATCTTGAATCTGCCATAAAGCAAATCGAATCGGTATAATGTTCCATGAGTCCGGTCAAGTGAATTGGCCCGTCCATGCGGATTTGTCTCCCCGGGGCGATCAGGAACGGCATAATGGATGTCGGATTCACAATCCATTGGGAAGCGCTCTGGCTCCGGTCAGGGCGCTTTTTTTGTGTAAAAAATATGGCATTGGAAAACGGATTTCCTCATGAGAATTGAAACAATAGGTGATGCCACCCTGTACACCGGATGCTGTATTGATGTGCTTGCGGAACTGCCCGATCAGTCCGTCAATACCTGTATAACATCGCCCCCTTACTTTGGTCTGCGTGACTACGGAAACGACGGTCAGATTGGTTTAGAAGGCACCCCGGACGCCTACGTCGCCAAGATGGTCGAGGTATTTCGTGGCGTGCGCCGGGTGCTGCGTGACGACGGTACGGTGTGGTTGAATTTGGGGGACTCTTATGCCAACTATCGTGACGGAAAAGCAACGCCCGACACAACTCGCGGAGATAGCACAGGAACACTGGTTCCTAAAGGGAGCGCGTCTAACCGTATGGCTTCTACTTTTCACGGTTCTTCAATCAAACACAAAGACCTGATTGGCATACCCTGGCGTGTCGCCTTCGCATTGCAACAGCCGTACTACACCGGACGCATCAAGAACGAACTTGACCGCGTTTGGCTGGCCGCGATGCTTGATGCAGAGGGTTCTATCTGTGGGACAGAGTACTTGACGGGCGACCGCACCAAGACAAACATCTACATCGGCATCACGAATACATCGGTGCCGATCATCGACAAGTGCGAGCGCCTATTCCCGCAGGAAGTGAAGCACGTTTACGAAAAGACCAATGGAGTTTCTAACCGCAGATGCTTTCGTTGGGATGTTGAGCGCATGGACACCAAGGCTCTTTTCATACGCGAGATTTATCCGTATCTCGTAGCGAAGCGCAAGCAAGCAATTCTCGGATACACCTTCTTGGAAATGCAGCGCGGACTGAAAAGCAAAAAGAAAGGCTACCTTGCCGAACAGCACGAACAGCGCTCATGGCTGATGGCGGCATTGTCGAAGTTGAATGGCGGCGAGGACGTTGACATGCCGGATTGGGCAGTCGAGCCGCCGTCGCTGCATGAGACTGGGTTTTATCTCAGACAGGACATCATCTGGCACAAGCCGAACCCGATGCCGGAATCAGTTACCGACAGATGCACAAAAGCGCATGAGTATATTTTCCTGCTGAGTAAAAACCCGAGGTATTACTACGATGCGGAGGCGATCAAAGAACCGTGTGAAACGGCAAAACCTGACAGCGTAAGTTACAGGGCTAATGGGAAAAGCGACAGCAGAAAGAAACACGCTATCTATTGCTCTGCTTGTGATGGGTCTGGTGACGAAGTAGATGAAAACGGCGAAGAATGCCACACGTGCGGCGGGACGGGACTTGCCAGTATAGGCGGTGCAAAGACGGCGGTAAAAAACGAAGGGTTTTGGAATCCTCCGCTATCTGGACGCAACCGCCGCAGCGTCTGGACGGTCTCAACAAAACCTTACAAGGGCGCGCATTTCGCAACCTTTCCCCCTGATTTAATCGAGCCGTGCGTGATGGCTGGATGCCCTTCCGGTGGTGTTGTGCTGGATCCGTTTTCAGGTTCTGGGACCACCGGACAGGTCGCGCTTGAGCAAGGCCGAAAGTACATCGGAATTGAGTTGAATCCAGAATATCAGGATTTAGCGATAGAAAGAATAACCCCCATTACCGCACAGGGGCGCTTATTCTCATGACCGATAAAATAGATTTCCGCGCGATACGCCACGCCCACAACCTGATTGACGTAGCCGCCAGGTACTGCGAATTAGAAAAACAAGGCTCTGAATACAAATGCCTTTGCCCTTTCCATAACGATACTAAACCTTCACTGGCGTTTTTCGAGGGCAATGATGGAATCTGGCGTTACAACTGTTTCGCGTGTGAGGCCAGCGGCGATGTGATCGATTTCGTGGCCGGTATGAACAGCGTGGATAGCGCCGAAGCCGCCCGGATACTTACCGGCGGATCAATGCCAGAATCCGCGCACCCGCTGGCCAGGCCGAGTCTGAAACCGGACGAATCTAAATGCTGGGAACCGATTATCCCGGTGCCGGATGATGCGCCGGAATACAATCCGGCCGAAACGTATAACCCGAAAGCCTGTGCCGTTCGTTGCCATAAACCAGAGCGCATTGATCCCTATTTTGATGGCAATGGTGAACTGATCTGCTATGTCACGCGATTTACGATTAACAATGAGAAAATTACACCGGTTATAACTTATTGCGAAGGGCCTGGAGGCGTGCGTAGATGGTGTTCCAAGCGCATGAAAACACCGTACCCGCTGATGGGATTGGATGAACTTGCCGCGCGCCCTGAAGCCCATGTGCTCGTTGTCTCGGGTGAAAAATGTAAGGTCGCAGCGAGTGCCAGGCTACCGAAATTTGTCGTTGTCACGACTATGGGCGGCGATCAGGCGGTATTGAAAAACGATCTGTCACCGCTGAAATATCGTCATGTTCTCTTGTACGCTGACGCGGACGTGACCGGGTTAGATTCAATGGCTGAAATCGGCCGGCAATGTGACCCGTCCAAACTCCGCCATATCGACGTGGCCGGCCAGCCAAAAGGCCACGATATTTTCGATCTGCTGGCTACCGGGATAAACGATACCGATTTGCTGCAGTGGTTCAAGGATCACGTTCAGACAGGGAATTACCGAAGCCGGAGAAAACTCGATACGATTAAAGATCAGGGAGCGCACCGCCATACCGCGTTTATCGAAAAGTACCCGCCGCTGCAAAGCAACGTGGTGCCGATTAAAAAATTATCCGAAGACCTGGGCATACCGCCGGAGTATTCCGAAGACGCACTGGCCGAAGCATTCTCAAAAAAATATCACAACACGATGATCTATGTCGGCGCGTGGGGCAACTGGCTGGAGTGGCGCGACAACCAGTGGCGCAACGACGAAACCGGCCTGGTGCTGGATCTCTCGCGGAAGATTTGTAAAAAAGCCGCGACCGAAGCGCAAAAGCGCGCTGATCTTGGGGCCAAAGCAGATAAAATCGCCACGTTAATCAGCACCCGGAAGATGTTTGCCAATGTTGCCGGCATCTGCCAATCCGACAGGCGCCATGCGTCCGTGCCATCACAATTCGATTCTGATCCCTGGATCCTCAACACTCCGGCGGGAGTGGTTGAACTTAAAACTGGAAAACTCAGGCCGGCGAACCGCGAGGATTACTCAAGCAAATCGACAGTCGTCGGCCCTGGTGGCGGTTGTGAGACATGGCTGAAATTTCTTCAGACTGCAACGAAAAATGATCAGACACTGATCGATTATATGCAGCGCCTGGCCGGCTACTGCCTGACCGGATCGACCGCCGAACAGGTGTTTTTCTTTGTCTACGGCACTGGCGGCAACGGCAAGGGCACGTTCATGAATCAGATTTCATGGCTGATGAATAATTACTGGCGCAAGTCGAATATGGACACGTTTACCGAACAACGATTTGCAAAACACTCGAGCGAAATTGCCTATTTCCAGGGCGCGCGCCTTGTCACCGCCAGCGAAACCGAAGAGGGTAAGCGCTGGAATGAATCCAGAATCAAAGAAATGACTGGCGGCGATCCGATTACCGCGGAGCATAAATACCAAAATCCCTTCACATTCCAGCCCACATTCAAACTCTTGTTTTCAGGCAATCATAAACCGCTGCTTCGCAATGTGGATGAAGCCATCCGGCGCAGGCTGCACATGATCCCGTTCACCGTGACCGTGCCGGCCGCTGATCGTGATGGTGGTCTGGAACAAAAGTTACGCGCCGAAGGATCGGGAATTCTGCAATGGGCGATCAATGGGTGCCTGGCGTGGCAGAAAATGGGACTGAACCCGCCGGATCGTGTGCTGGCGACCACCGAAGAGTATTTTGCTGACCAGGATACGCTCGGCGCGTTTATCGATGATCGCTGCGAACTATCACCGGGTCTGTGGGCGCCAAGTTCCATCATTTATAACGCATATACCCAATGGGCGAGATCCAACGGCGAATATGCGCTCCCGCGCCGACGGTTTACAGATCAACTGGCGTTCCGCGGACTGAATTCTGTAAAGCGCGGCGGAGAAATGGCTGTTCAAGGCATAGCTGTCAGACAATTGCCTGAATCAAAACAACACTGGACGGAGACAGGATACAATGACTAAAGCAACCCGTTTCGAGAAAAAAGTGGCCGATGGTTTTAAGGCTGGAAAAATGTACGCGCCTGTTGAAACTATCACGGCAAGGCAATACCAGATTCGCAAGAATCGTGAAAACGAAAAACGTGTGCAACTGATGGAGAAAAGACAATGAAAGGTAAAGACGGAAAAGAACTCGGAATCAGAGGGCTGGTAAATCACTGGCTGGAAGATAACGATCATATGACCAGAACGGATAGCCATAGCACGCATATGCTGGCTGTTGCGGCCGATCAGCTAAGCCAGGCCCTGCCAAATGACCGCCCATAACGAGGTACGCTTTGGCGATTGTCGAAAAGAGGTGATGAAGTGAGCGCAATTAAAGAATTACAGCAATTAACTGATGGGATGAAGAGAACAATATTTTTTATGACAGAAAGTGCGCTGAATATAGATGCCTTGATTGATGAAATTGCACTGCTACACTCCGCGCTTGAAATACTGTCCAGACTTGGAAACGGAGATCAATTAGGGAACAGTGACGGCAATAGGATTGCTCAAAAAGCACTGGCGGCAATCGAGTGAGGAGTAACGGAATGATGGACGTTTTAATATGGTTTATTGGATATTTCTTCACGTGTGGTTTTATTTTCAACAGGTACGAAGATACGCACAGATGGTTTGGCCTGCTGGTTATTATTATCACGGCATTGGCCGCATGGCCCCTGTATCTCGGTTTGATTTGGGATGATAAGAAATAAAATGGAGTATTAATTATGACAACTACGGAGCAGAACATGGAAAACGAACAATTATGCAAGCTGGTAAATCAGGATATGACCAGCCACAAGCGCTACCAATGGATCGTTGGGGAGTGGCGCAAAACGTCAGGCATGGGCGAATTGTGCGGCAATGGATGGCTACACGGATACACCCACCCGCTGTTAGCGGTGCTGCTGAATCCGATACACGCCGACATCGAAGATCCCCGTATTTTTACGATCGAGATTGACGGTAAGCGGAAAAATGACAGCGGCCTTAAGTTTGGCGCTACGAAAATGCGGCTTGTAGCTGAAATTGAATTGCCAAAAGCGACAACGAACCATCGCATTGCTTTTGGTATTCTATGCGCGCTTGAGGTTTGTCGCGAGCCTGGTTTTGTGGCATGGGCCGAAGGATGGCTGTCCGGCAAAGACAGAACAAAGGAGGCGGCAGGGGCGGCGGCATGGGCGGCAGAGGCGGCATGGGCGGCAGGGGCGGCAGGGGCGGCAGAGGCGGCATGGGCGGCAGGGGCGGCATGGGCGGCAGGGGCGGCGGCACGGGCGGCAGAGGCGGCATGGGCGGCAGGGGCGGCAGGGGCGGCAGAGGCGGCATGGGCGGCAGGGGCGGCAGGGGCGGCATGGGCGGCACGGGCGGCAGAGGCGGCACGGGCGGCAGAGGCGGCACGGGCGGCAGGGGCGGCAGAGGCGGCAGAGGCGGCATGGGCGGCATGGGCGGCAGGGGCGGCAGGGGCGGCAGGGGCGGCAGGGGCGGCAGGGGCGGCAGGGGCAGCACGGGCGGCAGGGGCAGCACGGGCGGCGGCACGGGCGGCAGAGGCGGCACGGGCGGCGGCAGGGGCGGCATGGGCGGCAGGGGCGGCAGAGGCGGCAGGGGCGGCGGATATCGACCTGATCGCAATCGCACATAAAGCAATGGAGCATTAATCATGAGTTACGACAACACAAAACTAGACCTTGCCGTTTCCGCCTGGATCAAAGACAACTGCTTTGAATCCAAGGGCGAAACTTACGCCGGCGATCTACTTGCCGACTTTGAAACCTACGTCGCACAAACTGGAGCGCTGAAAGGCTCGCCGGGTCGTGTCGCATTCGGCAAGGCACTTGCCCGGGCAGGATTCGAGAAACGTAAACATTGCGCTCTCACTTACTGGCTGAACCTGCTGCTGGAAAAGCCGCCGGAAGTCTCAATCCCGCGCTCGAACAAAAAACCTGCCAACACTTTGCGAGTGGAAACCAAAATCGAAAAGGAACTCAAATTCGCCAAACTCGCCGAGAAGAAAGCCGCCGAGCGCAAACGCCAGGCGGCAACTGTCCAGAAAAGATTACTGCAGGAGACTAAGCAAGCATTCCAGGCGGTCGGAAAACCGAAAACCGATTAATCTTTCACCACTTCGCCATCTCAACCAGGGCCGCTTCAACCGCGGCCCTTTTGCTGTGCGGTTTTTTCTGCTCTTTCAATGATTTTTGGATCACTTGCAGAGCGTCCGAGGCTTCTCGCGACAAAGTGACGGAAAATCTTTCGCCGTTCTTTAAAGCAAGGGTATCCCGGAAAATTTTCTGACGTTCTGAATTTGTGAGCGGGATTAAATTTTTCATTTTCTATAACTCCAATTGTTAATAAATACTCCGTTTAACTGACACATTGCCAGCGTCCTATGCGCCCTGTCGCCGTATGCTACCAGCACGGAAGGGGCGCCGCTGTTTGCTTTTGCTCTTGTTCCGTCAATATAATGAAAGTGAAGCCTTCCATGTATAAAAAATAATGCGCTGGCCTCTGACCATATGCACCTGCTAAACATTTCTGTTTCTGTGCGCGCAAACGTCAGCGCTATACCGTTTCCATGCTTCGCCAGTCTTTCCATCCAGATCGTGTTTTTTGTGCCGTATGGCGGGTTCATCCAGACGAATCCATACCAAGGCAAAATTAAACCGTTTTGATTTATGTCATAGTGAGCCTTCGCAGTATCCCAGGGCCGCACAATCGGCGCGCATGGGTCTAAATCAAATGGGCCTAATTCCTCTATGAGTTCCGGCGGCGTCAACCATTCCTCATTCATTGAATTATGGCTATTGAATTAAACCGATTGTTTCAAGCGCGCCTTTCGCTATCCGGCGCGCCTGGTTTATGTGTCCGTTTTGCAGAGCCTCTAGAATCGCCTGTAGAGCCTCAACGCTCCGAATCTGTACCTCCCAGGGGTAAGCCTGGGTTTTCCCGTCCCTGGTACCAAGGGCACAGGCTCCGGGGTCTTCCCGGCGTTCTGCCTCTCTTGCCTTGCGAGCAAAATCTCTGCTGCTGCTTCGTCCTTGCTGATTCCGTAGTGGTTGGCGATCACCTGCAAGGAAAAAGCCATAATTGACCGCCATACCAGCGCCTGGCGCCTTTGTTCTGCGTTTAGTCTCATAAATCACCTGACGGATTAACGTCCTCATGGTTTCCGCTATCAAAGCATATTCGAACTACTTGCATATGAGCGCGCGCAATGCTCCGGGCGTACAGCTTGACAAGCGCTAATTGGCCCGGCTTGGTGTCAGTGTTGCGAATTATGCTCGTCCAAATAACATCTTGTGTTATCGGGTCCTTGGCGGTAAATGCTCCGCGGGTGTCTTCTTCCATCATAATCATGACTTATTGCTCCATCAGTGTGTGAGAATTAACACGCGACAACCGGCCAAAATCTGGCCGGCTGCACGTCCTGTTAACTCTCGACCGTTTCGGCTCTGAGTTCCCTCAAAAAACCAATAACACTTACCATTTCGTCGGCCCGTAAATCAATTTTAACGCTGCTTGCGCCGCGCCATTCGACCGTAACCGTGCTGCCTGGCAGGTTACGTACAAAATACGGCTTACCGCCAGCCCTGGCAACCTCCTGGCAGGCTTCAAACATCGCATTTTTAGCCGTAATTTCACGATCCGCGTATGCCTGGTTTCCGGCCGCCTCTTTAACCATCGTCGCGTAAATCAATGTGTATTCCGGCACCAGTCGCGATAATACGCCTTTACCAATCGCTTCCGGCGTCCTGGTCCGCGTCGCTTTCGTTTCAATCGACACGCGCGGAACTACGCGCCTTTTCTGCCCGTCCTGGTCGGTATATTCCGGCCACTTAGCCGGCGAAAATTCCAGCTTTCCTGTATCGTTCCACGGGACCCAGACCATAATTTCTAAATCGCCGCTACACAAATACGCGTGCGGCACCGGGAAATTACCCTCAACCTCTGCCGGTATTTCTACCGTCCAGCCCATCGCCGCACCAATCGCGCGCGCCTCGGTGTATATCGCCTCCGCTTCCGCGCGGCGTTCTGTCAGATATTTTTCGTTCATTTCGTGCTCCTATCAGGTTAAAAACCGAACTACATTAAGCGCAATCGTCACCAGCGATAAAATAATAACGCCAGTGCATACCGCTCTAATCTGCTGCGCCAGGTTCATATCATCCCCCTTTCCGCCATCGACAACGGCGCGCCATCGCCGACTATAAAATGATCTAACAGTCGGATTTCCAACAGCGCCAGCGCGTCCCTGATCTTATCCGTCAGCGCCCGGTCTGCCCGGCTTGGTTCCGGTTCTCCGGATGGGTGATTGTGCGCCAGTATTACCGCTGCGGCGTTCAGTTCCAACGCTCTCTGTGCCACTACGCGCGGCCATACGCTGGCTGAATCAATCGTGCCTTGAAACAACGTTTCACCAGCAATAACGCGGTGCCGTGTGTCCATAAATAAAACGTGGAACATTTCCCGTTTGCAATCGCCAAGCGTGCAGCGCAAATAATCGCGCGTCTTTTCCGGTGATGTGAGCGAATCGCCCCGCTGCAGGTCCTCCATCAGTATTTCACGCGCCATGTCCAGCAATTCGCCCCGGCTGAGGCTGTACGCTGCTAGTTTTTCGTGTATGTTCATTTGTCCGTGTCCTTTCAGGTTAATAAAAATTAATTCAAACTATCCCGCACAATAACCAATAAAATCGCAACCGCCACGCTGAACCATAGCGCGGCCAGCAATCCAAAAAATAAATCCTTTAAAATATTTTTCATTCCTAAATACCTCCATAACACAATTACACTTATACACCATTTATGGTGGTAACACAATATTTAATTTAATGTATTTGTTAAAATCGTTTTTTTGTTCCGTATGTGAGTTTCATAATATTTTCCTGACAGGTCATTAGCAAATGAAAAACCTACTGATCAGCAAGCGCTTTGCGTATCCCGGCGCTGACATTGCCGTCGCCAAGCTTCTGTGCGGTGTCCAGGCTGGGCGCGTCAAGATACACGTTGACGCGCTTGCCTTCGGCCATTTCTTGCGGCCTCCCCATGGCGGACACAAAAACCCGATTGTAGTCGTCTGCTCCAATCAGGTCAGTCAGGTAAGAGGACTGTGACCGGTATTTATCTCCGTACTCGGTTTTCGCCGCGCCATCGCCATGGGCCTTGCGGAAACCCCCGGTCTGTGCAATCACCTCATCATTGCCGGTGTACTCGGTTTGTCCTTGTGGCTCCGTTATGATGTACAAATCGCCGTCATTATCCAGCAATAGCCAGGTCATCACTGGCGAGTAATCCAAGAGCGCTTCGCGCGCGTGGGCGCGGAGGACTTTGCGGTTTTGTATCGTTGCGTTGATTCTCATTTTCCTGATCCTTTTGATTTAAGATTTAATTTATTCAACCCTTGCGGTCCGTTTTGCCGCCGCACACATGGCGCGGTATTTCGGATAACCAACCTCCATGCTTACTTCGGAGCAGCTCTTGCCGTCTATGCTTACCACTTCCTCGTCGCGGCTATCGTAGGATGTTTCTGACCTCCGGCCTTCGTTCTTTACGCAAACTGATTGATATTTGTCTGATTCTAAAATTGTATGTCTGTTCATGGCCTCTATTCCTTATATTAAGTTTATTGAATATACTGGTTTCGCTTGTTTCCCGACAACCCATTAAATCATAAAACTGGTGGTAACACAATATTTAATTTAATGTATTTGTTAAAATCGTTTTTTTGTTCCTTCTTTCCTTTGAAGAAAAAGAGGAATATCCGTTTTTCGTTCCTTCTTTTCTAGATAAGAAACAAATAAAACAATGACTTAAAAATTTAGCAGGAATTCAACACGTCCTTATCTGTGAATCATAGCTGCGCGTGCGCGAAGGAAAGAAGGAAGACTTTTTTACCCTACTGCCGGATGCTCAAGCCGTGCGCGCGCGCAGCCCCACTTTACAGATAAGGTTGTCTGAATTCCTAAAATCGGAACTCAACCTTAGAAAAGGAGGAACAACAAATAGCAGTGTAAAACACGAATAATTCTTCTGGCTTAGGTGGTTTTTGAGCGTATTTATCCGCAGTCCGCTATTTGCTACACTGCCAGGCATGGGACAAATTCAAACATTTAACCCGGAAACGATCCCGACTGAACAATATTCGCCGGAAAAGGGCCGGTTTATCGCCGAAGCGTACGCGGATGGCTCCAGCGTCAAAGAAATTTGTGAATGCTCCGGCGGTTGGCTGCCGTCAATGCTGATTGTTCGGCGCTGGCGGTCAATGTATCCGGCATTTGATGCGTTGATGGCCGAAGCTGCTGCCTGCAGGGCCGAGAATTATGTAGAGGACATCGTAAAAATAGCCGATGACGACAGCCGCCAGGCTTCGCACAATCGAAACTCGATCACCGCGCGCGAAAAGCTGGCCGGATGGATGGCTCCGCGGTTATATGGTCAGGGTGGGCGCCAGGAAGAGGCCGCGCGCGGTGATGCGGTGCCGGTGTATGCGTTGACTGATGACCAGTTACTCATCATAGCCGCCGGCAAGGTTGCGCCAGCGCTTGAGGGTGAGTGCGAGCGGGTAAGCGAGGGGGGGCACCCCCCCCAGGGCGGAGACGGGTACGGTATTCGATACGAAGAACCTGACCCCCCTCCACCGGAGATCAAATCCGGAGGACATTCTGTTACCACCAATGGTTTAAGGATTACGAAAACGAATGGATCGGTTCCGTTTGTTGAAATAAACAATCCAGAGGATTATTCTGTTACCACCGTTGAGCGCGGTAGGAGTTTCATAGGGATGGATGATGAAGAGATTTGAAGGTGAGTCGTATGAGAAATACCGTTTGCGCCGGCGCGGAACGCAGATGATTGAAAAGGCACATTTGAAGGGCAGGTTGGCGAACGGAATGTATGTCGATCCCGCGTTGCACCGGACGATGGAGAAGACCGCCAGGCGGCGGAAGGTGTTGGATGTGATGTGGGCGGTGATGATGGCGGGTATAATCGTAGTGGTTGTTTTGATTGCTGGATATTACGCAGGTTCGATATGAGTGATACGGTAGTACCGTTTAAGAAAAAGGGTAAGGTAAAGCCGGACGACGATTTGTATTCGTTTAAATGTGAATGTGAATGCCAGTGGTTTAAGTTGAATTGTAACGGGACTGTTGAATGCGCGCACTGTGCGGCGATTATGGATAATTTGACGATTGTGGAAGATACTGGCGGGACAGGTTAAAACCCGCGATTGACCAGGAGATATATGATGGAAGTGATTAATAAATTGGTAGTGCTGCCCGAAGAGGGCGAGGTAATGGAATTCGAGGAAACGTATGGATTCGCGTTTGGTGATCGGAACCGGCGCAAGCTGGATTTCGGACGGGCTGGAACGCTTGATGTGAACCCGAAGGCGATTTGCGTGATGTTTAAGACGCCGGCGCACACTGAAACCCAGAGTGGTTTTCTGTCGGGTATGAGTGAACTGGCGGAGAGGTTCGGTTTTCCGATTACCACGGTGGTATCGACGAAGCCGTATGGTGCGGGTGAAATTATCAAGCAGTACGAAGGATCGTTTGGCCAGGATCTGTTGTTTTTTGTTTCAAAGGATGGCAAGACTGACCCGTTTGGCCAGCGTACGGAAACCGTATGGGATCCGGAAAAGCGTAAATTGGTAGTACGTCCGGCGCCGCCACGGATGGGGTTGAAGTCGAGTACTGTGTATTACATCACCCGTTACTGGCGTGTGATTCATGATGGGGGCAATCCGCCTCTCGGACTCGAGTACATGGGAACGGATGATCCTGAACACGGCGGCGAAGTGCCGATTGCGGATATACCGGTTCCGGTTGAAGTACCCACGGATACGCAGCAGGGATACAGGATTGATCTCGGGCCGATGGGGCCTGGCATATTTGTTCCTGATTCGGTAGGTTAACCCGCCTGGGTTTACCGATATTAAACGCGGTTGAGAAATTGACCGCGTTTTTTAATGGGGTTTTGAATGGAGTAGTTAATGGGTTTACCGTTATCCGAAGCCCAGGCCAGTGCGGAGATTGTCCGCCGGCGCAGGATGCGCGAGAGTTTGGTTGGATTTGCAGAAAGCATACTGATACCCGGGGCGCCACTGGTTGACGATGGCGATGTACCGTTTGAATTACACGCCGGGCAGGAATTTGCAGTTACCACGACGCTGAATGAGATCGATGAATTATCGGTTAAGGTGGAGAATTGGGCGCGTGAAAAGGCGATAACGAAAACGGTTCGGGGTGAGTATTCAGAAATTTTCGCGCCGATTGGTAGCGGGTTGGCGTTGCATCACAGGGTATTGTGCGAGGAGATTCAGAAATGTATGCAGACACGGTACGGCCGGTTGATGGTGTTTATGCCGCCCGGGAGTGCGAAAGCGCTGGCGTTGGATACACCGATACCGACCCCGGATGGCTGGAAGTCGATGTTGCAATTGAAGGTCGGGGATCAGGTATTCGGAAAGGATGGGAAACCATGCAATGTGACATGGAAATCGGAGATATTTAAGAATCGACCGGTATATAACGTGGTTACTGATTGCGGCGATGTAATTGTTGCAGACCGTGATCACGAGTGGTTGGTCAGATTGTGCGGGAAAAGGCCGGTTCATAAGATAAAAGAAACATGGGAGTTGTGCAGAAGAAGAGCGAAGCGACCGATGATAGAAGGAAGTTGCGCGCTGGAGTTGCCGGAATCTGAATTGCCCATTGATCCATATGTGTTGGGTATTTGGTTGGGTGATGGAAACAGTGAAGGCGGTAGAGTTACGTGTTCCGTTGAAGATCAGAAATTTATCAGACCAGAGATTGAGCGATTGGGATATTCGGTTACGAGTCATTCGGTTGATACGAATTTTGGATTGCTCGGAATCAGGAAGTATTTATCCGAAATGATGCTTTTGCACAATAAGCACATCCCGGATATTTATATGCGATCCAGTGTTGGTCAGAGAATGGCGTTGCTTCAGGGATTGATTGATTCTGACGGTACGGTTTGTCAGAAACGTGGTTGCACCACATTTTGTAATACCAATAAAAAACTCGCATTACAGGTTCGTGAATTGGTCAGGACGTTTGGCGTGAAGGCCGGATGGTCAGAGTCACGCGCTAAGATTTACGGGAAAGATTGTGGTGCTGCTTATAAGGTTTCGTTTTATTTAACCGGTTCAGCAAGGCTTCCGAGAAAGAGGGAGTTAACGCGAAATCAATATCGCACCCCAGGAACCTATATTGATGTTTACGAAGCCGGATATGATCACACAGTATGTATAGAAGTTGACTCGCCGGATCATATGTTTCTGTGCGGTAAAAGCATGACTCCTACTCACAATTCGACATATGCCACAGTGATCGCGCCAACATGGGCGATGGGGAAGTGGCCTGGAACACAGGTGATATTGGCCAGTTACGCCACACCGATTGCGAAGACGCTGGGTTCGAGGGGTCGGTTTATTGTGGAGCAGAATTCGTTTCGTGGGGCGTTTAATGCCACGATAGATAAACGGTACCAGGCGAAGGAAATGTGGGCGCTTGATAACGGTTCGAGTTATATGTCCGGTGGTTTGTTATCCGGTTTGACCGGTAATCGGGCGCGCGGTGTGGTTATCGATGATCCGGTGAAAGGCAGACAGGCTGCAGAAAGTAAAGTAGAGCGCGAGCGCACCCTGGCCGCGTTCCAGGATGATTTGACGACACGATTGATTCCTGGGGCGTGGCAGATACTAATCCAGACAAGGTGGAGCCCAGAAGATTTGGCAGGCGGTATTTTGCCAGAGGATTATCACGGGCAGTCGGGGCCGGTATTGTGCCGCGATGGTATGGTTTGGAATGTTCTGAATATCCCGGGTAAATGCGAACAAGCGGATGATCCGTTGGGGCGGAAGATCGGTGAGTATTTGTGGCCGGAGTGGTTCGATGCGGATTTCTGGAGGATGTACGAGCCGCGGCCGGGGGATGAAGATAGTCCGAGCGACCGGCGCTGGTCGGCGTTATTTCAGCAGAGGCCGAAAGCTGAAAGCGGGAATATGTTTGAGGAAAAGGATTTTAACCGTTATGAGTTGGGACGGGAGCCGGGAGGATTGAATCTGTATTGCGCGAGTGATTACGCGACGTTGGAGGATGAAGGGGATAATACCGAGCATGGAGTCGCGGGGTTGGATAATAGAGAACATCTGTATATCGTGGATTGGTTTTACGGGCAGGTGCAGACGGATGTCGGAATTAACGAATTGCTGAATCTGGCGAAGAAGTGGAACGTCAGGCAGGGATTTGGTGAAACCGGGATTATCCGCCAGGCGATTGAGCCGGCGTTTAAGACAGCGAAGCGCCAGGCCGGCGTAAGACTGACGATTGAGTATTTGCCGACAGCCGGTAAGAAGACCACGAAGGCACTGAGTTTTCAGCATATGGTACGGTCGGGAAAGGTGTGGATTCCGAATTGTCCGTGGGGTGACAGGCTGATTGCTCAGTTGTGCGATTTCCCTGGTAAGAGCCGGGATGATGGTGTTGATGTTTGCGGATTGTTCGGCCGGGCGTTATTGAATATGCGCTGGAGCCGGGCGAAGGTAAATAAGCAGAAGGTGTACGGGCCGGTGTTTGGTTCGTGGGATTGGATCTGTCAGGGTACGGAAACGGAAAAAGAAGTAAAGCAGGACAGGGTTTTCTGATATTATCCGGATATGGCGAAGCGGCGCGTATCGTTATGGGGTCAGTTTAAAGATCGGTTTGTATTGATCGAGGAACGCGCGACTGAGGGCGCCACGGTCGGAACTGATTTGTACTGGCCGGATGGTTCGATAGTAACCGAGAGTGAAATTACCGGCGGATCGGCAAGCGGTCCGAGTAGCACGACGAGTATTGCCAGTACGATCTGGCGTCTGATTAGAGAAATCCCTGCGAATATTGTTAGCCTGGCAGCACTGGCCGGGACAGGTTTTGCTGTGCGTATCAGTTCGGCGGATGCGTGGGCGAACCGGGAGATTACCGGTACGTTTGGAAGAATTGATATTTCTGATGGTGATGGCGTTGCCGGTAATCCGGTTATTGATTTGGGAAACTGGCCGACGGTACGGAATAACATCGGAACTGGATTAGAGTATATAATTCCTGAAGGCGAGCAGTTGATAGTGTTCAGGGAGTTTGTACTGGATGGCGGGGATCTGATTATCGAGGGCGAATTGGTGATAATCGAATGAGCAGATTACGGTTTAAAAATGAAGCAGCAGATCCGGCGGCGCCGCCCTCCGGATACATGGAATTTTATGGTGTTGCGAATGTTTTGTACTGGATCGATTCTGCCGGAGTGGTGCGGAGTATCGCAGATGGTACGGGTGATCTGAAGGCCGATGGTACGATTCCGCTCGCAGCGAATTGGGATATTGGTGCGTTCGAGATAACCGGCCTGAGATTTCACTCGGATGAAGTCACGTTATCGCCGTTTACCGTGGCGAGCGCGGTGGTTGTTAGTAATTTGAACGCGGATAAGGTCGATGGCGCTGATCTGATCGACGAAGATAACATGGCGTCGGATTCGGCTGTTCACGTACCCACACAGCAGTCGGTGAAGGCGTATGTGGATGCGACGGTTGCTGGCGGCGTTCAATATATTGGCGCGTATGATGCGTCCACGAACACGCCTGATCTGGACACGGCACCGTCTGGGGTTTCGAAAGGGGATATGTATACGGTCACGGTGGCAGGTACGTTTTTCACGGTGGCGGTTGAAGTCGGTGATGTCCTGATTGCGGAAATTGACACAGCGACGGTCGAGGCCGATTGGACGATTGTTAATAAAAATATTGATCCGGCTGCGTTTGCGACTGCGGCACATACGCATGAAGGTGCAGCGGTTCTGTCTACGGGTGAAGCCGGTGGCTCAAAGTTCCTGCGTGAAGACGGAGACGGCACCAGCAGTTGGCAGGCAATCCCGAAACAGATAGAGTGTATTGCAATCGCCTGTAGCGATGAAACCACAGCACTAACCACCGGAACGGCTAAAGCCACCTTCAGGATGCCCTACGCCTTTACCCTGACAGCGGTACGGATAAGCGTCACAACCGCGCCCACGGGCGCTGCCTTGACGGTTGACATAAACGAGGGCGGCACGACGATTCTCAGCACCAAACTGACCATAGACGCAACCGAAAAGACCAGTACCACGGCAGCGACGGCAGCGGTTATATCGGATACGGCATTGGCTGACGATGCTGAAATAACCATCGACATCGACACGGTCGGCAGCACGATTGCAGGCGCGGGGTTGAAGGTCTATCTGATCGGCAAGCAAACATGATAATCGACCCTTACCGTTATGCAAGCGGCGTTAGCATGACCGATCCGTCAGATATTCCCGGCGTGGTTTTGTGGCTGGACGGTTCGGACGTTTCGTCAATCTTTCAAATTGCAGGATATCAGCCGTTTGGTCCGGGGGGTGGTGTTGTTACTGCCGACGGGCAGACGCTGGGATGCTGGCAAGACAAATCCGGCAATGCCAATCACATGAATCAGCCCGACAGCAATTTTGAGCCAACATACAGAACGAATATTCAGAATGGGCTATCGATTGTGCGCGCAATAGGTGCCGCGAACGATGATTACCTGTATTCAACGTCAAGCGTTCTGAGCCAGGATAGAGAAGTCGCTATATTTTACGTCGCAGCAGTTACTAGCGATGAAAGTGTTGGCGCTGTATTTTGCAATTCAAATACATCGGCTGACCGCATCGTTGCCTTTGTGGATAGCCGATCTGTCCAAAAGCGCTGCGGACTTTATACGAACGCAACTGGCGATAATTTGGCGGATTTGCCTGCCGACATTGGTGCAGCAACGTTTCACCAGTTTTCCGTAATTATTACCAACGACACGATAACAAGCCGACTCGACGGAACCGCTGGAACGACTGAAGCAATTGACGGTGCCGGATTAACAACAAACGATTACACGCGCATATTTAACCAACTCAGCAACCAGACCTATCTGTTTGGCGATCTCGGCGACTTGATTGTGGTTGACGGAACGCTATCTGCTGCGTGGATACAGGCTATAGAAGCGTGGCTGAAGAACAAGTGGGCGACACCGTAACGTGCGCCATTTGTGCGCCATTATCGGGCCGTCTCGGGACGTGTCGAGCCGGATTTAAAACCGCAGGCTTTTGCGAAACATCCATATTTAAAGCGGCACGAGACGGCTTGATATACTGTTTTTAACCTGTCGCAGGGCTTAAACGATGACGATTACAGGGGTAACAAAGCGTATGACTGATGTACTTCAGGATGGGAAATTCTGGGGCTGGGTAGTGGGAATTGTAGTGGCGACAGTCACAACGCTTTCATGGATGAATGCGACATTTATTACCCGCGCTGATGCCAATTCGTTAATACCACTGAACCATGTGAGGGTGCATGACGGGCTGTCCGGATCAATTGATGCGCTGACAGAAGAGGTTAAGGAAACCAACACGAGCATGTGGTTGCACATGCGGCGTGAACGGCTGGAAAGCGTCAAGCGTGAGATATCGGCCAATGATTCAGAGATATTTGCCGTTCAACAGTTTATGGATTTGAACGGGAAAAACGCGGTATCTGAGGCGCGATTGCGTAAACTAAAAGCATTACAGAATGACCTTGATCTGAAAATGAACTGCATCATTTCGGAGAACGGGGTCTGTGACTGACGAGGTTACACGTTCGTATGTTGATCTGTTGGTCAACCGCGAGCGCGAATTACGCGAGGCGCAATTTGTCGCAACACAACGGGCGATAGATAAGGCTGATAGTGCGCTGACCTTGCGGCTTGAGTCCATGAACGAGGTCAAGGCGCAAATGGACGCATTGCAGAAAACGTTCGCTACACTTGTGGCACTGGATGCGGTTGAACAAAGGCTTGGCAAACTGGAACATGCCGAGGGATTCGTAAGCGGTAAAAGCGCGATGTTGTGGATGGTTGTTATTGTAATTTTAAGCGTGCTCGGATTGATTTTGAGTTTGTTTGGGTTAATGGATAACTGATGGATACGAAAAATGTAAAGGCAGTCCGGTATCTGAACCGGGACGAAATCAGAGAGGCAGGGAGTTCAGCGGGTGCCTATGCGTTTGTTGTATCGTCACAGGGCGAACCATGCGGGATTGAGTTCATTTGCCCATGTGGATGCGGACACGAGTGTTACGTCAACATAACGCCTGGTCATCCCAGTCCATCGTGGAAATGGAACGGCGACAAGGACAAGCCAACACTGAAACCGTCGATATTCAACACCGGGCTGCCCTGCCGCTGGCATGGCTACCTGACCGATGGAGAGTTCAGGCAGTGCTGATGCAATGAGCGTTGTTCAATTCAAATCGGCGGTTCCAGATAGGCACATATCAGGTGAAGCTAAATGCCTGTCATGCAAGCATACGTGGATAGCGGTTGCGCCTGTTGAAGCAACGTGGCTTGAGTGCCCTGAGTGCTCCTTGGAGCGCGGCAGGTTCTACTATCATTTCGAGCCTGAACACCATTGGGAGTGCGGTTGCGGTAACGACCTGTTTTACTGTACCGATGATGGTTTAGTGTGCCCGAGTTGCGGTGAGTGGCAGGAGTTTTCCTAATGGATATAAAAGAGGCCGTAGAAAATATTCTCGACATCGAGGATGAAAAGCCCGGTGAACTTAAAATCGGCTTATTGAACGCGCCGATAAGATACCGCGACGGTTACTCAGGTCAGCTTGAAGACGACGCTCATTTCCAACTGCCGCGTGAATTGTGGCCAATGAGCAAGATCACTACGCGCTATCTGACCCTTGACACTACTGGTCGGCTGATCATCCGCGGCGATTACGCCTGGGACTACGCCTCTGTGCCGTTTTTCCATCGGTTTGCAAACCTCATTCAGGGCAAGAAAAGCAAGGTTCCGAGCCTCGTACACGACGCGCTTTGTCAGATGGAACGCGCTGGCTTGATGATGGACGTACCGGACGCACGGCTACACATTGATGATTTTTTCCGCTATTTGCTGAATGAGCGCCACTTCTGGCGGTGGCGTGGTTTGCTGTGGCATAAAGCGGTGCGCTATGGCGCCAGAGGCAAGGGTGACAACAAACCGATTTTGGAGGCGAAATGAAAAAGTTATTACTAAGTGTTGCCATTCTTTTACTTGTTACTGGTTGTAAACATTGGTCTGTGCATACGAATATTGACGGTGCAACATGGGATGTCAGTTATACAGTGCTTGGCAGAAGTGAAATGACGGATGTTCATGCCAAGGTTGGTAACAACACAATTGACCTTGGAAAATCAACTAACGATGCTCCAACTGGGTCTGACATGCTGTTGAATGCTATTCTTAACGGACAGCTTGTAACACCGTCTGATAAACAGTAATGAAAATGCTGACCGTCACAGACTTGGATTTTATTGCTCGAACCATTATGGCGGAAGCAGAAGGCGAGTCGTATGAAGGGAAGGTTGCCGTTGCTGCTATTATCTGGAATCGTACTGAGCGTCCTACATGGTGGGGCACAACGGCAAAAGACGTATGTCTGACTGCCAAGCAATTCTCATGCTGGAATGATAACAATCCGCGCCGAAATAAAATTGGCGAATGGGATCTGGATTTTGATATTTTCAGAGAGTGCATGAGAGCGGCATTGGAAGGATTTGACAATGATCCTACCGATGGAGCGGATTCATATTTCGCCCATAAAACGGTTTCTCCCGAATGGGCAAAAGGTTTGAAAGGCAAGGTTATCGGCAACCATACGTTTGTCAGAACCAAACCATAAGGAACATGGAAATGAAAATGGAATACAACGAAAATCCCATCGAAGATGCACTCACGCAAGAGGCTGAAGCCGAAAAGGCTAAATCAGAAGAAGAAAAGAAAGAGCGCGAACGTCTTACTTCCATTGACCGCTGGCATAAGCGCGTTGAATTTGGGCGCAACCATGATAGTCATTTCCGGGATCGTTGGGCCGATGACCGTCGCATGGCGCGCGGGGAGACTGAATGGCTGGTCGATACCAATCTGATCGGTTCGATCATGGAGGTTCTGTCGTCATTTCTGTATGCAAAAGACCCGGATATTATGTCCAGGCCGTCAAAATCAGTTAATCGGAAACTGATAAAGGAATATCGCGCTGTTGCCCAAACGCTGGAAATCATGGTTTCCAGATTGCTCAAGGACGCCAGGCTAAAGCGCAATGCTAAGAAATGGGTGTTGGGATCGATGACGGTCGGCGTTGGCTGGATGAAAGCCGCCATGCAGACCAGGAAGGAGCCTAATACTTTAGTCTTAGAACAACTCAATGATCTCATGCAGCAGAAGCACCGTATCGATGCGCTAATGGCGAAGCACGAAGGCGCGGAGCAGTCCGGCGAGGACTACGATTCGGATATGGCCGATATTGATGCGAATATTCTGGCCCTTCAGTCTCAGCGTGAATTGATGATTGCCGAAGGCATGGTACTGGATGTTTTCGCGCCGGAAGACGTGATCGTTGCGCCTGATTGTGGCGAAATAGAAAACTACCTGGCTGCGCCGTGGATCGCTTTTGATATGTATAAAACGGTCGATGAAGCCTATGAAATCACCGGATGGAATCAGGACGAGGACAAAGAAAACCTGAAATCCGCAAACATTTATATGCAGCGACCGCGGGATGGATCTGACAAAAATAAGGGCGGAAGTTCAAGTAAAGGTGCGAAGTGGGAAAGAATGAATGAAAAGGATGAAACTGAAGATGGTTTTATCCGGTTCACTGAAATCTGGTCAAAGCGCGATGGTGTTGTTCATACGCTGATTGATGGTATCCATGATCGTTGGGCGCGTGAGTGTTACGCGCCAATTACCGGTAAACGCTGGTATCCGCTGTTTTATTTACCCTGCCATGAAATCGATGGAGAGAGGTTTCCGCAATCCGATGTTTTTCAACTGAAGCGGTTGCAGGATGAATATGGCCGTACCCGTTCCAATTATGCCGAGCATAGAAGAAGGGCTGTGCCCGGTATTGTTTTTGATGAAGGCGCTGTTAGTCCAGAATCTATAAAAAAACTTGTTGCCGCCCAAGTCCAGGAATACCTTGGAATTGATCTCATTGAACCCGGGCGCGATATGCGTACCATTTTCGCTCCAAAACTTTATAACCAGATTGACATGGCGCTGTATGATACGTCCGTCATCACAGCAGAAATGGAAAAGGTTTCAGGCGCCCAGGATGCCCTGCAATCGTCCGTACAGATCGAGAAGACCGCCACTGAAGCCAAGATCCAGGAGGCTGGATTTGGGGCACGTAGCGGGGCAAGAAGGGATACTCTCGAGGATGCTTTAACGGAACTGTCTGAATACACCGCTCAACTCGTATTGCAGTTAATGGATCAAGCTGATGCCATGACATTTGCCGGTCCCGATGCTGCCTGGGTTGTAATGACAACCGAAGAAGCGTTGATGAATTTCAACATTGAAGTCAAAGCCGGTTCCACTGGAAAGCCGAAAGCAAATAATGACCGTGAAATTTGGGGCACATTGCTGCCTCTGATGGAAAAACTGATAGATCGTATTGGCCAAGCCAGGGTAGTCGGTGCCGAATGGGCCGCGAAGCCGTGGATCGCCCTGCTAGAAGAAACGATGCAGCGACTGGATGACCCAGCCGAAATTGAAAAGTTTTTACCAGTTCCGCCGGAACCACAACCTGAAAAGCCGGCTGAACCAACTGAAACTGAAAAGGCTCAGATCGAATCAGATAAGTCACAAGCGTTAAAAGCACGTTCCGATGTTATTGTGAACATACCTCAGATGTTCACAGAGCAGCAAGCGCAGAATTTCCTGTTATTTGGCGGCCAGTATCAGCCGCCTCCGCAGCCGCCGCAAGCCGCCCAATTACCAGCACCGGAAGCACCAAATCCACTCAATCAGTAAACGGGAGAAACAGTCATGTCGAAAGGAATGAATCCGGAAGAAGACAGTAAGTTTGATGAAGGCGTCATAGGCGCAATTGATGCCGGGCTTGAATTATTAGCGTCAGGCAAGGAACCCGAACCTAAAACGGATGAACCAGAAGAAACGGTTTCAGAGATGGAAGAGATCGATCACGATTCTCCGCCGACACCTGAAATCGAACTCGAAGCGGAAGCCAAACCAGTAGAAAAAACGGAGCCGGAAAAAACTCCGGAAGAGATTGCAGCCGGTGATCCGGAAAAGGGCACTCCCGTTCCGCCTGAGGAAGAAGGTGATCCGGCTGCACCTAAACCTGAAGTCAAAGCAAAACCGTCTGACGAGTTTGGCGATCTCGAAGCTGATGCGAAGCCGGCAACAAAAGAACGCTTCACAAAGATGAAAACCAGATTCGATGAAGTTTCGACTGAATTGGAGCGGGTATCCGGTCAGAATATGGCCTGGATGGATACAATCAAGCGTACCGGTGCGTCACCGGATCAGTTGGGTGCATCGCTGGCGTATCTGGAAGATATAAATCATGGCACTCCAGAGAGCCTTGAGCGTGCCTATCAGACCATGCAGGGCGAATTGCAGGTACTGGCAAAGGCTCTTGGCAAAGAAGCGCCTGGCTATGATCCTCTGGAAGCGTACCCTGATTTAAAGCAGAAGATCGAAGACGGTTACATTGATCGCGTAGACGCGCTTGAAATTGCGTCCGGTCGCGCCCGGGTTAATTTTGAGACTGCCAGGAAGACTCCGGCGGCGCCGACAAGAGAACGGGCGGTTGAATCCGGCACGGCAGATTTATCGAATCTTGGCAGGAGACTCCGGGCCGCGGATCCAATGTATGATTCCAAATTGCCACAAATCGAAAAGATTGTGGAAAATGTGGTTACGTCCGGAGCGGATCCGGCAACATGGGCGAAACTGGTTGAAGGTGCGTATAAATTGATTACGATTGCGCCGAAACCTGCGCCGCCGAAACCGCCGGTAACTCCAAATTCTATTCGTCCAGGTAACGCTGGAACGAAATCTGGAAATTACTCGAAGCAGCCTGGAAGCATTCTTGAGGCGGTTGATCTGGCATTATCGCGCGGACGTTGATTCTAAAACTGTTTTGACTTATTATTCAGTCTGAGTATCGCTCAAGCAGTATGTGGGAGTCGCGACCCATAGCACAGATTCGGATGTCGTGCGATCCAAGCGATGTGGGATAGAAATATTTTTCACATTATGAGGATCGCACAATGCCTTTTACAGCAGAACAAATCAGTTATGCCGGCAAATCCGCGATGGATTACATCGTCAGGGGAAAGCCGGAAGACCTTTACAACACCGAGCGTCCATTTCTCAAGTGGTTACGCGCAAATCAGAAATCATTCCCGGGTGCCAAGCAGTACATCAATGAAAAGCTGCGTATCTCCAATGATTCCAACTTCCAGTGGTTCGGGCCGGATGGTCTTGTAACCTACAACCGCAAGCGCACCCTGGCAGAAGCCAATTTCGAGTGGCGTTCAGCCCATGATGGTTTCGGGCTTACTGAAGAAGAACTCCTGCAGAACTACATCACCGTTACCGATGATCCTACCTCAACTCCGACAACCAGTGAAAAACATCAGTTTATCAATTTGATGACTGAAAACACTGAAACGCTGTTCGAGGGTTTTAACGAGAACTTTGACTATGAACTGCACCTTGACGGAACATCCAGTACGGATGCACTTGTCGGCCTGGATGCGCTAATCGCAAGCGATCCTACTACTGGCACCGTGGGCGGTATCAACCGCGCAACGGCCGGCAATGAATACTGGCGCAACAATGTCAGTCTGGATATTGCGTCCACTTCCGGTCTTTTGATCAGCACGATGGAGCAGGTTTGGCGCGCGTGTACCCGAGTTGGTGGTTTCGCTCCCGATAAAATCTTATGCGGATCAGCGTTCCTTGATGCCTACCGTGTTGATTCCAATTCTGAAATCAGCCGGCAAATTCAGACCAGTGGCGTAACGAAAGGCGGCGTCAGCATGGATCCGAGCATTTCAAATCTCTACTTCAAGGGTGTTTTGCTTGAGTGGGATCCTGTATTTGATGACCTGCAGGCGAATCTCTCCGAGACAGTTGAGTGGGATAAGCGCTGCTACTTCCTGAATTCCAGGTTTATCAAACTTCGTCCGGCCAAGGGTCAAGATATGGTTACACGCAGGCCGCCCCGGTCTTATGACCGATACACCCATTACTGGGGTTTAACCTGGCGTGGTGCAATGACGATCACTCGTCCGGGTGCAATGGCTCTGGTACACATCGCCTAGGCGGTGTGTTTCAGCCCTTAACCGTACACAGGAGCAAAAGGTAATGTTGTTATCATTAGCAAGTAAAGTCGCCGGATCGGTGGCGGATCAAGACGGTGTTGCGTGTGACGCAACTCCATTTCTACCAGGCCGTGTAGTGGAAGCGTACATTCTCGTTGACGCGGCTACTGGAACCGATGCTGTAATCACCATCGATTCAAGCCCGGATGACACTACATATACAACGGTTCTGACACACACCGGAATCGGCGGCATGACGGTTGGAAACGTCAAGTGCGCTGAGTATATGCGCGCAAGCGTTACAACCGCCGCGGGTACGGTTGCTGGCAATTTTTCGGCATATTTACGTTCCGGAGATTAGTGGTAAACTGAGGATGCAAATCCTCAGTAACCGCTTGGAGATATTTTAATGAAAGTTAAAACACAGTCTTGTTTGATTACACTTGGCCCGATGACCACAGTTTCAAAAAATGTGTGGCCCTGGGAAGCCGAAGTTTTGAAAGAAAAATTCGGCGGACAATGCGAATTCACAAAGGAAGGTGAAACGGATCTTGACGAGTTGCCAGAAGTTGGCGCTGAATTTGCCAGGCTGCAGGACGCGCACGGCGTTGATGAAGCGACAAAAGTATCTCATGTTGAAAATGCTTTCGGTCGCGGGAAGGCTGGCTTGAAGGAACTGGAGAAATCTATCAACGGTTCCATTTCCAAAAAGACTGCGCCGAAATCAAAGCCCAAAAAGGATAAGGAACCCAAAAAGAAGGCTCCCGCGGAATCGAAACCGGCTCCAAAGGTAGAGAAAGTCGATCCGAACGATCCACTGGTGTAATAACCCTAGTCCGGCTCCATCACTGGGGCCGGATTACAGGAGGTCTTAAATGTCTGGTGGAATAAATGGGCCTCTTATCTACGATGGCACCGCATACAGTTTTAAGGTAAAAACCCTTTTACAACTCCGTCAGTCTTTAATGATCCGGTTAGGCTACGCGGCACAATTGGCCGCTCCACCGCCTGGCATGGATGAACTCCTGAATGATTTTCTCATTGATGCTCAAGAGCAGATGTACGAAAGGTTTTCTCCGCTGCGTAATCAAATTTGGTGGCGGATAAACGTCACTCAGGGAAATCGAAATTACGATATTCCATCGATCAGTACCGGTGAATTGACGGACGTTGCGTTCAATAATAATGATCCATTGGTTGACGATGTAACCCGCGTAGCTGGTAGTTTTATTACCGACGGGTTCACCCCAGGGATGGTAGTCTCAATCAGTGGATCTCCGTTAAACGGCGATACATCATTCGTTGTTGCCGCGGTCGAGGCATTAAAACTAACGACTACAACTGCCGGTTCATTCACCACTGAGGCTGCCGGCGCCGCTGTTACCCTGAATACGATTACCTACAAGGCGCTTGATATGCGCCGGATCAGCGAACAGTGGGTTGTTGACGGTTCCACGTGGAACAAAATGCGCGAGGGCATCAATGTTAATCGGTTCAACGAAACCGGCCAAGGCTATCCCCAGGATTACGAGTGGACGGATCATCTTGAAATATGGCCGGAACCTGATAAGGCTTATGTTATTTACGTCAAGGGTCATTTTGGATTGCTGCCATTTACGGCGGATACCGATGTAACGACAATCGACCATAAATTGATTTTTCTGATGGCTTTGGCCAATGCAAAAACACATTACGGCCAGAAAGATGCTGGCACATATTACCGTCAGCTTGAGGTTTTCCTGAGCAAGTTGAACAAGGGTACTTTCGGTAATAAGCGTTTTATTCCAGTTGGAAACAATGGAACCGTGATCAATAAAGAGGAAGTCTTAAATAAACCTGTAGGCACCTGGAGATAACTCTTGCGCGCCGTTGGTTTGTCAACAACAAATGCGGGAATGACCCGGCTACGCCGGAAGGGTAATGCTTCTCCCGCCACGCTCTATGATTGTCTGAACGCCTACATAACGATCTCGGGGACTATTAAGCCGCGCCCCGGTACTGTGATTGATACCGTTCTTCCTGCCGGCACAAAAGGTCTGGTTGCACACGATGGGAAAATGCACGTTTTCTCTCACGCACCGGTAACGATGACCGATGACAGGTACGTTTGCGTAACGCTCCGGCACCCGACAGACCAGAATACAGCTATTCGTGCGATTCATTTTGCCGCGCCGTTCATGGGTAATATCTATGTTGTTGCGGCTTTTGAAGACGGAAGCCAGTGGCATTATTGGGCTGAAGAACTGGATGCTTGGGTCGCTGATACTGATTACCAGCCCGGTGATCGCGTGTTTCCATCGGTTACAAACGGATACGCCTACAAGGCCACAAGGATTGGATCTCCCGCACCAGTGTGGGCGCCAGGTGTTCAGCGCGCGGTAAATGACGTGATTGAACCAACGGTAGGAAATGGATTTAATTACACCTGCATTGCAACGACGGGCACAAACCCGGCTTCAGGTACGTCTGAGCCAACCTGGCCCACGGAAAATGGTTCTACGGTAATTGAAGAAGCCTTTACTGGCACCGAAACAACTCCGCCCACTCCTGGCGATGACGTTGACTATGGAACGATAGATGATAGGTACACAAATCCTGGTGGGTCAAAACCGAGAACATTCTTTGGTGGTTCTGGTGGTGGTGTAACGCCATGAGCATTGAACAGTGGAAGGCTGGAAATCTATATCTCCCCGGTGCGCTTGTAAGCCCGGTAACAGTATTGCCAATTGTAAGGGCAGAAATTCCGAATGCAGGATTTGAAGACGGTGATTCAGATTGGACAAAATCGACGAATGTAACCATTAATGAAGATGGCGCAACGGCATTTGAAGGAACGTGGGTTGCGAAGTTTGCAGGATCAGGATCAGTTACATCCGGAAGTGTTTTAACTGACACGCTGATACCTGTTACTCCTGGAAATGCAATAAACCTGAGGGCCGTTTGCGATCTTGGTGCCGGGTCTGATTCAGAAGCGTATTTGCAACTGAATTTCTACAGCGACCTGATTTACACGCTGGTAAGTTCTAAAACTGGCGATCATCTTACAGTTGGAAGTGATGGTGAGTGGAATAATATCACGGTTTCAACGGTTGTTCCGGCTGGTGCGATATACGTCGAAGTTGCCGCAACCGCATTAAGCACTACAGGAACGGTACGATTTGATAATTTCTCATGGGATTACGTTGAATCAGGCGCAAGCACTGGTTTGGTATTCAAGGCTATTCAGGCCGCTTCTGGTCTAAGTGGTGCATCAGAACCAACGTGGCCAACATCTGCCGGTGGCACGGTAGTCGATAACGAAGTGACCTGGGAAGCCGTGGCCGGAACAACGGTCACATGGCAAGCAAATTCAATACTGACATCCGGATCAACGGAGCCAGTTTGGCCGACAACTCCTGGCGCCGTTATTGCAGACAACAATATATCGTGGGAGTGCATCAGGCTACATATTGATGATCCGAATTGTCCTCAGACGCGAGAAGTTGCAATTGGCGCTTCAAAGATATTTGCTGGTGATGATGACATTACCCGCTTCTCAGCCACGCTTAATCCGCGTGATTGGACAACGGTGGAAGACGCAGGTTTTCTTCCTACTGGAATGCACCAGGGCGCACAGATAGGCGTTTCTGCGATGGGTGTTTATCGTGGCAATCTGGCTGTCTGGAGCCCAAGCAGTTTCCAGGTTTGGCAAATCGATCCTGATCCGGCGGCAATGGCCCTTCTGGATGCTATGGAAGGCATTGGATCGCGCCATCATAAAGCAGTTCAACCAGTCTCAAACGATCTATTTTTTCTTGCTGCTTTGGGTGTTAGAACAGTCGGCGTTGCAGCCGGATCAACCAATTTGGCAACCGGTGATGCAGGTATCCCGGTTGATATTCTCATTCAAGCGGACGTTAATGATACCGTTGATCCTATCGCCACGTTTTACCCGAGCATGGGGCAATATTGGCTGGCGTTTCCGCCGTATACATCGTCATTGCCTGGTGAAGTTGATCCAGACGATCCAAATGTTCCAGAATTTGAACCAACTCCGCTTGGAAACTGTAACGAGATATGGGAGATAGGAACGCTTACTCCATCGCTTCATGTTAGCGGAGTTGTTGCTGGTACATGGATTGGAGGAATAATAGAGGGTGTTGGTGATCTGTTAGACGCGCGAATTGATAATGTGTATGCACCTAATGATGATGGGGAATATAAGCTCTATGCTGGCGGTTCTGTGGTTCCAATCTACTATCCTGATTGCCAGTGGTATTATTATTCTGGTCCACAAATTAATAACAGAATGCGTGAGACATATAATCTCACTGATTCTGGATGGACGAAAGCTGGTGGACTAACGGTTGCGCTTGACCAACCTGGACTTGATCCCGCTATTGCAAATAATTCATCAACTGCCACGGATGCCAGTGCGTCACTTAAAGGCGAGTACAGAAGGCGTTCCACAGCATCTTCAATTGGTGGAACCGACACGATTGTATCAATCGGTTATTTCAGAAAAGACCTTGCCGCCACTGGATATTCGCTTTTGTTTTTACAACACTGTGTAGGGACGGCAGGATTTACGGCGGCACAATTCCATCTTGGAACTGGCGATATTATTCTTAGCCCATCATCCACCGATGTAAACGCAGCAGTAGAAATAAGAGATGCCGGTAACTGGTGGGAGGTATATTGTCAATCAACGGCAAATGGTATTGATGGCGGCAATAACATAAATAATGCCGCTTGGTTTTCTGTTTATCCTGCCGTTGAATCTGACGCTTCTCTTGGAAATATTATTCATGGTAATGCGGTAATTCTTTACCCGGCAACCATTGGTCTGGTGCGTGGTTGCGTCACAGAACCAAAATCAACGCCCAGTTCAGTCATTGATATAACTCAACTGTATATGGATTTGGCTAATCATTATGATACTCAAGGCGGCTATTACATTGAATGGCGACCCATGTTCTCACATTCTGAGATAAGCAGGGATGTTGAAATCCTGTCCCTGAATGGATCTACCGGCCTGCTCTATTACGATTATGACACACAATTATTGACCTCAACGGACGGGACCAATGTGGCAACGGTGCCCATTACCGTTACTGCCACGCAGAAGTATCGTTGTGGTGTCGTATTTGGCGGCGGTCAGATGAATATCGGAGTTGATGGTGTTTGGGGGGATGCTGTTTTATACAATGGATCTTTCCCCGCTGGAACAGAATTTACTATTCTAAGAAACCCGGAAGCTGTCAACTATTGGCGTGAACTGCGCGGATTCAGAGAAACTTATTCAGTCACAGAAGCAGAAATAACGCTTTTGATGAACGGTGGTGGTGGTGGCTATACTCCTGGGTTGCCGCCGACAATAGTATTTCCTTATTGGGATAACATGGACGGAAACGGATGGATTAATCTATCACTGACCACTGAAACAACATTCCTTGCCACGTTTGGAACAACGATTGAAGACGATGACTTTGAAGCCGTGTTCGCAATCGGTGGTTCATTAACCCCTGTTGCCAGTCTGGTAAATACACTGGATGGCGGAAACAGGCTCCAGTTCATTGATGATGGTTCGATGGCAGAGGGAATCATGATACTGGTCGATGCTGCCGGAATTGTCCTTGACTCCGTTATTTACACACCGGGATCAGATTCAGATTACATCACGGTTCCGACTGGCGGTAATTATTATATCGTCACGGCTTCAGATACAGGCAATGCCAAGATCAAGAAGTGGGACACGACGAATGCGACTTCAGTCGTTGATCTGTCCGGGTCAACGCCGTTTGCAAGTGTATTTGGTGTCGAGTTTGGATCGGGTGTTATTTACGATAAAATGCTCATAATCCCTGCCGGTGGCATATTTATCCCAATTAAAATTCCAGTTACATCAGATGTTGTAAAGGTGACTTTTACAACGGTAACTATAACTTCTGTTGATACAACAAGGACGGGCGCGCTTAATAAAACAGTCGGTGATTTCAACACAGCTCCAACGGCTATTTGGGGCGAGGGCGGATCAAGTATTAAGGTGGGAATAAATAATCCTGGGTATGGATCATTCCAAGCGGTTCCGGGGGAAACGTACATTTTCAATGCCAAGAATACCAATCCTAAAGCGGCCAACTGGATAAGACTCCAGATAGTTTATCAGGTGCAATAATGAGCAATGAAGTCTGGATTTACACAATGAATCAAGGCGGCAAGGCCGGCAAGTGGAGCCACTATCGGTTCCCGTTTGTCATAGAGCATTTTGCCCATTTGAAAGACACGTTGTATATGCGCCACGGTGACAATGTTTCAGTGGCCGTTGAGCATGAAAAATACGATGATGGCGTGGATTTCGATTCCGTCATCCAGTGGCCGTGGCTGGATTTCGGATCCCCGGGCCGGGAGAAAATGTTTGTCGGTTTCGATAATGTCGGTGAAGGCGAGTGTGATATTGAGATTGGTTACGATCAGTCGAATATCCTTGGTTTCACGACTCCGTTCACGATCCCGAATGATACGGCTCCTGGGCAAATTATCCCGATCCCTTTGATGGCACCATCATTTTCGATAAGATTGACGTACAATTCGACTGAAGCATGGGAATGGAATGCTCTGCAGATTTACGTTGAAGACATGGACATTGGGAAATGAAACTTGTTGAACCGACATTAATGGATCTTTTAGGGCTGTGTTACGCGGCTCGGGAAGATGAAATAGCCCAATATGAATCACTGGTCGGGCCGTGGGATTTTGAGGCGGCTGCGCTTGCGTTTTATCAGCGGCCTGGCGTTAAATTTGGTTTGATGAACAATGAAGGGGTTGTTGTGTGCGCTGGCGGTTGGGAAGAGCAGATCCCCGGCGTGTGGCAGTCCTGGATGGTCGGTACAGATGAATTCTGGAAGAAGTATTGGCGTAGCATCACCAAGCAGTCCAGGTTCATCATGGATGAATTACTGAAGAACAAAGATGTACGGCGTTTGCAGACAGCAGCATTGAAAACGAGGGCCGCGGCTTGCGAATGGTACGAGCGCGGATTGAAGATGCAATATGAAAGCACCTGTAAAAACTTTGGTTTCAACGGTGAAGACATGGTTATTTATGTGAGATTCAAGGAGCCTTCCAATGGGTAGCAGCAGCAGCAAAGCATCAAAGCAGGCGCAAAGGGCGGAGGATGAACGCCGCGCTAACATTGAAAGAACTCAGAGGCGGATCGAGGGGATATATTCTGATCCGAAAAGGGAAGCTGATATTCAGGATTTCATTAATTCAACACGCGGGTATCTGCAACAGGATCTGGATCGAACAAAACTTAAAAATGATCGCGGGTTGAAATTTGCACTGGCTCGGAGTGGTTTGCCGGGAGGGTCTACCGATATTGACCAGAACCGCAATTTGACTGAAGCGTATCTCAGGGCCGCGGTTGAAGCTGAACGCAAGGCACAGGGCGCCGGAAACCAGTTACGCGCTGCAGATCAGGAAGCAAAACTCGGGTTATTTGGCCAGGCCCTGGGTGGTCTGGATATGACAACGGCAACAAGCAATGCTTTGCGGTCGATGCAGAATAACATTGGGATTGCAAAGAACACGCAGTCTGAAAATAATTTCGATAGTTGGTTTACGGACTTTGGTGATCTGTTCACGGCAAGTCGTAAATCCGCCGGTGAGCGTCGGCAAGGGCAGGAATTTGGAACACTGTATGGGCCAAGAGCGTCTACGTCAACACGGGTAGCAGGAGCAACGTAATGGGTACTGAAGCAGCATGGGTTCCGGCCGTTATCGCATTGATTGGTGCTGGTGTTCAGCAATACAACACATCGCAAACGAATAAGAAGCGTGATGCTGAAATAGCGCAAGGTATTCGGAAAACGTCGGAAGAACAGAAACAGGCTGATCGCAAGATTAACGAAAACCTGGATAAAACTGCAAAGTCGAATGTTCTCCCGTTCAAACAGGATTTGCAGCAGCAGTTCATGGATACAATCCAGAAGAAACGATTGCAAGGTTTGGCCGGACTGGATACCAGTGGCAGTACGAGCAGCGCCTATAAGACGGGTGCCGATCAGGCGAAAACAGGCGCAACGGATTATGCCGGCACGATAGCGAGCCTACTGGCCGGGGTTGATGCCGCCGGAAACCAGCGCCAGGCTGAAGGTACGAGCGCGGGTAATCTCGGCATGGATCTCATGCGATCTGATCGCAACCAGGAGCAGGATACATTTCTGGCTCAGTTGCGTGCCGCACGGCACCGGGATAATCCGTGGCTTGCAATGGCTGGGTCCGGACTGTCAGGGTATGCGAGCGGTATGGGCGGCGGAAAGTAACTTTAAGGAGCAGAGTAATGCCATTTCCGGGTGTAAGAAGCGCGATGAAAGCCATAGCTGGCGGTCCCGTAACAGAGCAGGATGCTTATAACCTTGAACAGCGTAGGTTGACTGCTGCCAGGTCTGCAATGGCTTTGATGGATAAGCGTGTTTCGGATGCGAACATGGCTGGACGTACCGATAAGGCTGGCGGTCAATTGCAAGATATGTTGGATATGACTGATCCAAATAACGTGGCGATCATCGCGAAACTTGCAAGCGAAATGAATGCGGCACAAACCGCGCGCGGCACAAAGCAGGAAGTTGATTTTCAGGGTGAATTGATGGATAAGTTCAGGACTGATTCATCTTCTGTTACACCTGAAATGAGCAATATGTTTCAGGCTATCGCTGGCCGCGGTGCAATGATGAGCGGTCCTAATGTTGCTCCGACAGTTGATTCTCGGCTAGAGCAGGAAAAAGTCAGAGCGCAGACTGATGCTTCTACCGCCCTTTCTGAACAGCGCCGGAAGACTGGAACGAATGGTGAACCGCTGTATCAGAAGGTCACTGATTCACGGTTCGAGCAATATGTTTTTCCAGAAGAAATTGGTGGATATGCTCATTGGAAACGAACTAACTTGAAAGATGATCCAACTCTTAACGATGAACAGTACGCGATTGAAAAGTTTAGGGATCTTGTAAACTCAGGATTGCTTGATGGTGAAAAGGGTACTCCAACGGGTCTTATGTCAGGCGTCATGGATGGAAGCACTCCAGAAACGGCGATACCGGCTGAGACATTATCAGCACCGCCGGCACCGGGAACATGGGTGATTGTGAACGGAGTCAAGCAAAGATACAAAGGCCAAAAATAGTGGCAAGTTGGCTGGATAACGCGGAGTTTGAAACCCAGGACGCGCCGGACTGGCTGGCGAGTGCGGATTTTGAACCGGTAGAGTCATCCCCGCAAGTAACTGCTATACAGGGCAACGAACCAGACCCGTCTGAAGGTCTTTCCTTGAGGGATTATGCAAGCGGCCGCGGAAGTCAATTCCTTGGCGCTATGGCGCAATCCGGCGCTGGTTTGCTCGAAACAATCTACGATTGGAGTCCGCCCGGGCAGGTCTATAACGCGCTCGGAAGGGATTACAAGAAGCCAGGTGTTGCTCCGATACGTGAGTTTGGCGAGGACATGACCTCAACCGCCGAATTGCTGAAGCCAAAACATCCGGCCCTGAAGTGGGTTACTGATGTTGTCGATGGAACGCTTCAAATGGCTCCATCCGTTGTAACCTCAATGGTCACTAAATCACCGAATGCCGGTCTTTCTGCTATGGGCGGTCAAGTATTCGGACAGGTTTATAACGATGAAATGGCCAATGGTGCCACGCCAGATGAAGCCGCGCTTAAAGCAATGCGGTCTACTGCTTACGAAATCGGCCCGGAAAAAATGTTTGGATTCTTTGATCGCCTTGGCGTAACCGGCGGCGTGAAGAAATACCTTACTCAGATTGTTGCCGAGGCCGGTTCTGAGTTTGTTACTGAGGCGCTGTCGATTGGTGATGAAACGGTTATTCAGGGCGAAAAATTCAAGGGATGGGTAGATTTTCTAGAGCGCACCGGTTACGCGGCGTCTGTCGGCGCTGGTATGGGCGCTGGTCTGTCGCTTGGATCGTTGCAGAAAGGCAATGAAGAGGCCGCTCCGGCTCTGGATGTGCTCCCGGCGAATATTTCCGATGAAGAAGCCGCACTGGATGAAATATCACGTCGCACACTGGCAGAAGAAGCCACCAGAAACGACTGGATGGAAAATGCAGAATTCGAAACTGCCGATGAACAATTACCAGTCGTTTACCCTGATCCGATAGAGTTACCAGAACCGGTTATGGCAGAAGAAATTCCAGTCGAGGATGCCGGTGAACAGTTGCCTGTTGCCGAGATCGAGCCTGAGTTATTGCCTATTCCGTTGCAGGCAGAAGAAATTGAAGATGCCGGTGAACAGTTGCCGGTTGAAGAAATTGCGCCACTCGAGCCAACCAACGAGCCTGATTCTGCGCCAACGGCAGAACCAGAGGCTTGGGTGGCGCAACCTGATCTCACGAAATCGGTCAGTCGCAGTCAGACGCCATTGGCAAAAGATGAAAACGGAAACTGGACCGAATTTGACCCGAGAATGATGCGCGAGGATTACCGCGCTCCGCTGAAACATATGCTGCAAGAACTGATAAAGGGCGGAGGCATGGGCATTGTTCAGGTCGGCGGAAATAAGCGTGCTGACGGTAGCACCAAACAGGAATATGAGGATACCGTTCGCCTTCCGTCATCGAATCCAGCGTGGTTTCAGGGTCTTTCGTCGAACATAGGAATTACCGTAGACCAGCTTAAGGGCGCTGTTAACAAGGCGCTATCCGGCAATGTGAAACTCGGGACCAGGCAGGCAGAAGCAATCAAGTCGATGCTTAACATGATTCGCGAAGGCAGGACCGGTTTCGATGACAAATACGGC